AATGGAAAATTTCTACCTTTTATAACAAAGTTTACTGTGTTAGCTGTATCTGTAGAGCCTCTATATTCTAAATCAGGTATCAGTTTAGATATAAACATAAACTTTTCGCCATCAGGGTCTAAATCAAAATCTGATGATTCTATAAATGCTGTAAAATTTGAACCATCTGCACTATGTCCAAACTCATGGTTATACAAATAATTTATATTTGTATCATCTAACTTACCTGCTGCTATTGGATAGTTTAATATATAAGCTGGATTCCAAGCAGTTCTTGTAAATCCATCATCAGTTGTGCCTATACTCCAAGATTCTTCTAAATAATTATAAATTACATAACGATTTATTTCTTGAGAAGAACTACTAGGATAAAACCAAATTACTTCATTGTGTGTAGGTATTGCAGCAGAAAATACCTTGTAAGCTTGAGTATAATTAAAATCACTAAATATATGATCTAAAACAGAACATGGTAATCTTTTAGCACTACCACCATATTGATAAAATGCACCATTATCCATAAAGTAAACTACATTACCTACAGTAGTTGCAGCATTAGGAGATATCATAGACATACCTGTTGCTACTTCATTAAACGAAAATATAAATGGTGCACCAACAAATCTCATAGATACTATGCCAACATCTGTCCATATTAATATTTCTTGTCTAGTTCTTAATGCACCTATAATCGTACTACCAGTAGAAAGTTGCACACCACCTGCTGAGTTAGTCGCTGTTGGTGTCCAATCTACTGCACTTTCTGCATCAGAAAATCTGACTAGTAAAGGATCAATATTTGATGAACCTATAGGATTGCAACCAAAAGCTATAACATGACGATCTATATCTGACATCATAATCTGAAATACAGCAGTTGGCACATTACTCGCACCCGCTCTGCTACTTGCCGTTACTGCTCTCGTTGATGTACCTGAGGATTCGTCCCAATAGTATATAGTGCCATATCTTGGTGCTGCTATTGTATCATCACCAAAATTATCTATACTCCACAGTCTTAAATTATTAGTAAGTGATAACGCTGGTGATTCGCCCCAGTTCCCATCTCCCCAAGAACCTGAGCCAAATCCACTATATGGAACATAAAAATCTAGTCCTGTATTTATTTGATATACAGCTACTGTACTTGAACCACCATTACCTGTATCACTAGAGTTAGCTAATACCTCACTACCGCTAGTATCTTTTGCTTCTATCGTAAAAGAATTTGCATTTACAACAGTATCTATTTGATACTCTTGATTTAATACTGTTGAAGTAATGTTGCCACCTAAACTAGCTGCACTACTAAATGTAACAAAATCACCTTTTACAGCACCATGACTACTTTCAGTTACAGTAATAGTAGCATCACCATTTGATGCAGAAAAAGTTGCATCACCTGCACCAGTTGTAAGTCTTATAGGAGTTATATCATTAAATGTAGTACCTTCTTGAGCATATAACTTTTGATGTGTACCTAAAATATTATACTGAGATTGTTCTGCATCTTTGTAAGTATGTATCTTCCTACAAGTTCCTATAAAAGAATTGCTGGTATTTTTCTCCCAACCACCTATTCTTTCAGGTCTACCTTTTCTAAATCTAACTTTATCTGCATCAAACCAACCACCCTCATTAGAGTAGTTTGTTCCCTCTTTATTTATTCCGGGTCTGAATATAAATTTAGAAAATGGCATTATATTTCTGTCCAGTCTTTACCTTGAAACAAAAGTGATTCTGCTTCTCTTCTTCTAACCAAACCCTGTAAAACTTTGCCACCAGCTTTATTCCATCTTTTTATTTCATGTGGAACATCTTGATATTCTTTATTATTTAATTTTTTTAACATAGTACTTTTATTTAAATTAGTTGGTCCTAAATTGTAAGTCCATGCTACAAGTGCATCAAACTCACATTGTTTTAAAGTAACATCTACTGCCTTTTCAACATATTCACAATATTCATCAAGTTCATTTAATAACATATTGTCTGCCTGTTCTTTGGATATTGTCATACCTTCTTTTATATTTTTAGTATGACCATAACCAATAGTCCAAACGCCAACACTATCTTGATAAGATTCTAATTCACAACCCTCAAATTTTTTAATTAAAGATATGCCTTCATTTGATATATTCATTTAATTATTCTCCACAGTAACCTTTCTATAATAAACAACTACATCTTTTAACTCAGTTATGTATCTTTTAATTTCTTGCATATTGTATGCCATGATCTCATAGTCAGGAATTGTCATAGCTAAAAATACTAATTCACCCTCTTGTTTTTCTATTCTAGCTAGTTGTTCTTCTAAATTTTCAGGAGTTATAGCTATCCATTCAGGTTGTTTTAAATCTATTTCTCTAGGCATTATAGGTTGAACTATAGTTCTATTTATAGACTTTGAACTTATTTGTATTGGGCTAGTTGGTATTAGACTGCAACTGCAAACCATTATCGAGATCATCAACAGTAATGCTAATCTGTTCAATGTCTTCCATGATATGTTTTGTACCATTATTTATCTTCCTTTCCATCTCTTTAGGATCAGTTAATATTTTTGATGCTAGTTCATAATTTTGTATAAACTGTGTGTATCTATTAAGCTCTCTTTGTGCTACTTGGCTTTTAACTGTTAAATCTTGTAGTTGTTTTGTTTGTAATTCAAAATCTTTTTGTAAAGATTTTATAGTTTCTTCCTGAGTTGATACTGCATTTTTTAGTTCTGAATTATTTGCAACAAGTATTTGATTTTGACTATAAAAATAATACAGACCTAATAAAAGAACACCTACAACACCTAAAAGAACTTTACTCACCCTGCTAATGGATTTTTATTGTCGTCTTTGATTTCATCTACTTGTTTATCCAAACTTTGTAAATCAGCCTTAATAGTAGCTATATCTGTTTTTATTTCAGTTACATCAGGCACTTCAATATTGTCTATTTCTTTTTCCAAAAACTGAACAGATGTTTCTATAGAAGCAAAGCGTTCCTCAATAATTTTCATTTCATCTTCAGCCTCATCAACTCCACCAATCTTAGCTTCAAGGTTTTCTAATCTATTTACATATGTCGCACCTGTATAACCAAACCCAGCTAATGTGCCTACTATGGATACTAAAGCTATAATTTGTCCTGTTTTACTTTGAAACCAATCCATGTTTATCTCCAAATTTTAGGCTGATTATCAATCATGCTTTGTAAGTTATTTATATTTTGACTCGCATAATTATAAAAAGCATTTATATTGTCATTTATTTTAGCAGAGGTATATATATCTTGAGAAGCATACCAACTATTAGCATCAGGTATAATATATTCTGTATAACTATTAAATTGTGGTACATACCCTATCAAAGCAACCAATCCTGATTCATCACCATATTTACCTGTTGCTTGTTGTTCTTCTTGCATTTCTTCTTGTTGAGCCTGAATATTTTGTGCAATTATTTGATCTGCTATCTGATCTGCTTCTGATTGTGTCATAACACCACTCAACGCTGTATCAATTTCACCTTGTACATTTTGCACTTGCACATCTGCCATTATAACCTCTGCACTACCATCTACAGTATTCATGGGAGTTATATTAACATTCACATTTCCTACATCAGAACTCATAGATAATATTTGATTATTCTGTGCAGTAGCACTAGCAATTTGATCAGATATACTAGGTGAACTTGATGTGCTAATACCACCACTAGATGAAGATGTAGAATTTTGATTAGAAATATTCAAACTACTATTATTGCCTGAGGCTAAAGATTGACTACTTAATGATCCTGTATTCACACTAGATGATGCAGTTTGTAAAGCTTTGCTTATAACATTAAGTGCTACAACCCTAAGCTTTTTATTACCAGTAGGAGACTCATTTTCTATAACTTCTATTTCTTCTATTAATTCATCTTCTATATCTTGTATATCTTCTTCTACTAATATTTCTTCTTCTAGTTCTTCAAAGACCTCTTCTAAGTCTTCAAATACATCTTCTACTGCCTCTTCTTCAAATATTTCTTCTCTAAATTCTTCTTGAGGTTCATCATTATCTACTACTCTTTCTTCTCTATGATTATCTTGATGTTCTCTTCTTTCTTCTTCATACCATTCATCAAGTTCTTCTATAGTATTAATAACTAAAAAGTTTTCAGGTTCTGTAAAATCTTCTACAAATAAAGTTTCTTGCAAAATAAATTGTTCTACAAATATATCTTCTTGAGGCAAAAAATCATCATGTCTATGAAAATCATCTATAAAAGGTATAGGTTCAGGTTCAAAAAATATTATCAATTCTTCTGCATCATGATCAAAATATTCATGTATTTCATCATGATGAAAATCTTCAAAAGGTGGAAACATTTCTTCTTCAAATACCTCTATAACAGTAAACTCAGGTTCATGCCTATCACCTTGATGTTCTTCTACAAATATGCCTGTGGCAAATTGTTCTTGTTCGTCTATAAAACCATAATCAACAGACTCTTCATTAAAGAAAGCTACTGATTCTTCTTGTCTATATCCAGCACAAAATGGTGCGTATTGAGGGTCTTCATCACATTGTTGCCTATCATAAGCTTCCCAATAGTTAGGGCATGATTGACTATAAAGCTGACTTATATTGCATTGTTGATTTAAAAAAGCATCTGCATATCCTGCACAACTGCTGTTATTTAAAGGATCAGAACAATCAATACCATTACCGCTACCTACTCCGTATAAACTACCACCACCCTCAAGCAAAGTATTAGAAGATGTATTATTCCAGTTTGTATTTACACAAGCACTACTATTTGTTGTGCCTGTATTACATTCGTCATGAAATAAATATTGATAAACTTGTGTAGAATTAGCACCTACTTCGCCAATAATTACATCGTGATTAATAATATCTAATTCATCATATCTATACTCGAAAGTATTATTTGGATAAAGTATTACTTCAAAACTATTATCAGAGTTGCGGTTATACTCTCTCATGTCATACCAACCAAATATCATCTTAGTATTATCGCCCCAAGACTTCATACGAGAGTTGCTATCTCTTATAAGGTCAGTCCAAAAAGGAAACATGGTGTATGTATATTGAGAGCCTATAGGATCAGGAGTGTAGTCCCCACAATAATTATTATAATTAATATTACCTGTGCCTAACCCAAAGTGTAAACAACCATTAGTTGCCATACGAGCAGAATCAAAAGTCTGTCCATAAAAGTTAAAGTTAAATGTAAGGTTTATATTTGTTGAAAGTTGATCATCGCCTACTGAATAAGCTAACTCACCTTCAAAGTTATTTGCATTTTTTTGTAATTGATAAAGGTCTTGATTTGCCTCGTATATATATTGTGCCTGAATATTTAGGCACAAACATATTACCCACCATAAAGTTCTTTTTTGCATTGTGCTTTTGATTTTTTCTTATTAACAACTACTTTACTTATCAAACCAACAACATCAGCTTTGATTCTATCTCTATTAGGATTGTTTTCTTGTGTACAAGAATCTACAAACTCTTTTTCAAAACTTTCTTTATCAGGTCTTTTTTGTGGATTTTTTAACCATAATGCTTTTGCTTCCTCACCTATTTTACCCTCGTATGGTGCTGGTGTACCAGCTTCCCACATAGCTTTAAACACTCTTTCATCTTGGGCTAGTAAGGATATGGCTGCTACTTTCATTCCCATATCAAATAAATATTTACTCAATTTTAATCTTTCACAATTCATATCTCTAACAGACTTACCACCACTTAAACCAAATACTTGTCCTTGAAAAGCACCTGATACACCTGTAGTACATAAATCTTGTGAATATGACATTATAGATGGTGCAATAGCACTAGCTGGTGGTGCTTCACTTTTAATCTCTTGCCTAATGGTTTGAGTGCTACTTGATTGATTAATATTACGATTTGTATTATTACTAACTGTATTATTATTATTTTGGTTCACATTATTAGTTTGTACATTAGATTCAGATGTTGACTGATTTATATTAGTATTTGTGTTATCTGATGTGCTAGTTGATGTATTTACATTTGTATTGCTAACTACTTGATTTACCGAAGAATTAACATTAGATGTGCTAGTTGAAGTATTTACATTAGTATTAGTATTATTTGATGTAGCAGTCGAACTTGTCGTATTAACATTCGTATTTACATTCGTATTCGTTGAAATATTTGTGTTAGTCGCAGAAGAAGTATTTACATTTGTATTTTGATTTACAGAACTATTTGTATTGTTTGTGGTTGTGGTATTCGTATTTACATTTGTATTGCTATTTGTATTTGTATTATTTGTAGTTGTTTCATTAGTTGTGTAGAGGTTATTGTTTTCACAGTATTGCGTACCATTATCACAAGCTGTACCAGTTTGTTGCGTGGATTGAGAACTGGCAACAGAACTAAAACCTGCTAAAAATACTATCCAAAACATAAAAAAACACCACACAATAATATTATCATGTCTGCGTTGTTCTTTATCGTTCATTAATCTTCACCTTTAAATTTTTTACTTTGTCCTGATGTTCCTGCGTATATTCCAAAGACTGCTGCCATAGCACCCACAACTATAGAAACTAAAGCTGATTGTTCTAAGTTAGGCTCAGGCAACTGCATAAACCACATGACAACTTCATATAAAAGAAAGATATAAACACCTACAAATACTCTAGGAAATATTCTCCATGAGTCTATAGCTTTAGCTAAATGTATCCATCTTTGATGCGGATTTACTCTTTCATCATCTTCTAAATCTCTAATTTTATCTTTTAATTGTGATATTTCTTCGATCATAGCCATGAACTTACTTAAGTCCATTTCCACTTCATTTCTATCCATGTCCCCTGAAAATCTGTTTCTATGATCGTCCATTATATATTTCTGTATATACTCCTAACTCTAAAAGTTTTTGTTTATTCTTAATATGTTCTGATTCAATATCATCTTTACTTTGTCCGGTATAAGCTACAGCTAAATATTTTTTAACCATTAACTTGTTAATATTTATATCATCTATTATTAACTCACCTAAAACTCTGCCATATTTACCTTTAGAATCTTTTTGAGTTCTAATAATAATTTTTTTAGATTTATCTATAGATTCTTTAAGAAAGCTTTTGGCTAATAATCCTCTTGCTTTTTCATCTAGGTTTCTTGTTCTTGACTCAGGACAATCAATACCAAACATTCTTACTCTTGATTTATGAAATATTTTAAAACCCAAATCAATAGTAACATCTACTGTATCGCCATCAACAACTTTATCAACTGAACAATTATATTCATACATTATCGTTTTTTACCTTTATGTAAACCATGTCTTGCGTGTTGTTTACCTGCTCTAGTTGCTGCTCTTTTTTTTCTGTTTGCTGCTGCTAATTTTTTTCTACCTTTTGCTGTAGATTTAAGTCTGTCTATTTGTGCTTTTGGTGCATATACTTCACCTGTTTCAGATGATTTTTTACCACTAGCAGTAGTCCATTTTTGACCAGTCCATTTTTTTAAACTTCTTTGTGATTTTTTTAAAGGCATTATTCTTCGTATAAATTATTAAATGTTATTTCAGGGTCCATATAACTTTCATGTTCTTCAGCAGAATGTAAATATTGTGATGGTTTAAAGTCAGGTGCACCCTCACCAGTAACCCATAAAGCAGGATTAGTAACTCTTACTCTATTATTTGGTAAAGCAACTATGTTGCCTTTCCAATCACAATCTTCAGTTATATACATAACATGACTTTGTTTATGTTGTGCCGGACAATCTGCAATTTCATGATTAGTATAATCAACTGTAAATAAATATTTTGCTTGATAAAAATCACCATCTATTTTAGCTATCCATGGCGAAGAACTAGTTCTTTCTAAAGTTACTATTGAGTGATCTCTTGATTCACAGTCCCAAGGCTGAACTAAATGATTTTCCATTGATTTAGGAAATTTATCCAAAACAATATCAGCAACTAAAGCTTGAATTGGCATACGAGCCCACATAGCACCACCATGAATATTAGGTATTGGTTCATCATATAAATCTTGTTCACAACCTGTAAATACTACTTGAAAAGATAAAGACCTATCAGGTATTGTATTTACTGCTATAGCTAAAGCGTGTAAATATTCTCCGTGATACTTTTCATGATTATGTGTAAATTCTTTTCTTACCCAACACTTGAAGTGAGGCATATTGCTTATAAGATATGACATAATTTAATCTTCGTATATCAAATCATCTATATGATAATTTAATGTTAATTCTTCTCCTGATTTAATTTTTTTTGTTGTATATACATTAAAAGTTTTATAATCGTCCCAATCTAACTCTAAACATAATTCACAATTATAATCTTTAGAATGATTTAAAAAACCACCTATAGGAGTTCTAATATAACCACAAATTATCGGAACTTTTATATGAGACATACCAAGATCAAAATCTTTATCAATGTCATTTATAGCAAATAAACCAAGTCCCTCTATGGAACTTTGTCTTACCTCAATACAAGTTGGCAAAGGTTTATAATAAAATTTATTGTAAACAGGATACATTTTACTTGTATCCACCACCTGCTTTTTTATAAGCTTTAGCTAACATCTGTGCTTTTCTTGCAGACCATTGACCCGGCTTACCACCTTTACCACCAGCTTTAATACGATTAAATAATCTTTTACGCATGGTAGGTTTTGTATAATTACCTGCCTCATTAACTCTGCTTTTTGCTTTACCACCTTTTTTTAACTTAATTGCACTCAAGGTCTTTGCCTGTCCAGCATGAGATTTACTAGCTTTATTTAAAGCTTTTACTACCTTATTAATTGTTTTTTTTGCTCTACTCATATTAACTGACTCAATAAACCTATGCTAGAAGTTATCATTAAAAGATAAAGACCCCAAATCATATTCTCTAGTCTTATAAATCTAGCTTGACCTTGATCTAATCTTTTTTCTATATTTTCATATCTTATAGCACATTCTTTTTCATGTGATTCTATTTTTTTTATAGCTGATATCATTTATTTTTTTTACCTTTTTTGACTCTAACTGTTGTATAAGCTTCATCTATATCAGGTGTATTAGGATCATCTGCTACATATCTACCTTTTTTATTTCTAGCACGAACTTTCTTTTCTTCAGTACCAGTCCAATAATCTACTACTTTTTTCCACCAACTCATTTGTCTTTCGCCTTACCTATGTTTATTGCACACCAGTCTAATAGTTTATAAACTTTACCAATCCAAATGTCGTCTTTTGGTGTAGGTGTTATCGCTGCTATTAAAGATGCAGCAGATATAACCCAAGGCACAATCTGAATAAGTTTTAAAATTAAATCTAACATATATACCATAATTTACTCCTATGATGTTGGTGGTGTTGGAAACTCGCCTAATGGTCTAACTGGTGGATCAGCATCATTGTAAACATATAAAGCTGCTAGAGCATCCACATCTGATACTGCATTTATTTTAGTTTTCATATCATTAGCTGCTGTTCTAACTCCTGCTCTATAAGTAGTCCAATCACTTGCAACTGTACCACTTGTTTCATTAGCTTTGACTACCATCCAATCACTAGGTTGTAATAAACCATAGGCTTCATTATCTATTTTTTGTGAATGATTATATTTTAAACCTCTAGCTAATATTCCAGTTTCAGAGTCGGTTGAATCATTTAATGCTCTTGCTGTAGCTGTTCCATAACTAGCTGTTACTTTATCACTAGCAAAGTTAAAAGTTTGATTGGTATTAATATAGTATTCTTTATTTTTAAAATTAGAGTTATCTTCAATTACTATATAAACACCTATAGCTTTTAACTGTGCCTCTGACCAAAGGTTATGAATATTACTAGGATATTTAATATCTCCTATGGTTAGTTGTATAGGTTTGTTATAAACCTTACTTATTTTACTATCTTCTACTAATGCCCACATGATTTTATATTACCTCATAAATTGTTTATTGACTATCTTGCTGTTGTTGGAATACCTGTTGAAGTTACAAACGGATTTTCTGCAAAAGACATAAAAATATAAGTTCCACCATCTCTGTTCCAAGCTGAGTCTGAGTTTCTCAACTTAAATCCATTTGATAAAAAATCTATTACATTTGTAAAACTGCCTGTAGCCTCTGCATCAGCAGTATTAGCCGCTAGTCTTGCATCAGCAGAATTAATAGGGTCTCTTTTTGTATCAAACATCCACCAACTATTTGAGTTTCCAATTTCCTTTAACATTATAAAATTAGGTCGGTATCCTAAGTAGATGTATGGACCATTTGTATTACCATTACCAACATATTTAGAGAATCGTGAGTAGCCTTGCTTTTCTGCGAACACATAAGCTACATAAGTATTAGAACTTTTATTTACTGTAGATGAACCTGCATTAACACTAAAAACACTACTTGTTGGTGCTGTGTCGTTAAATCTATCATTATCGGCTGCGGCATTAGTATTATTTAATTCTAAAATAAAATTTTGTGGAGTAGCATTTGAATTTTTGTGATAAACAGTCCAATTTGTACTAGCTTCGTTTCTACACTTAACCCAAATCATATCTGGAACAACACCCAATCCATGACCTACTGTACCTGCACTTCCTGTGCCTGTATAAGTAACAATGCTAAATCCTGCTGTGGTGTTAGCTTGTACTGTAGAGGTTATAGAACCATTTGAGTTTGAAGCTGTCGTACCACCACCTGCTTTCCATTGCCATGCTACATAAGTTTTACTTGTTAAATTAAAATAAGTCTGTGCTGTTGAGCCAAAGGTAAAACCATCTGAGTCAAAACTTGCTA